AGTTCTTTGAGTACTGATCCCAATCAGATTGTAGGCTAGGCAAATCTTTTGCAAATTTCTTTTCTAGTGTATCGTAGTCTTTATTTGTGAGAAGATTCTCAATCTTAACCGTGTGCTTGTTTCTAGTAAAAAAGTTTTTAGGAAATTTAGGTAGCCATAACTTTTCAAATTCATCTTTGCCATGCCAGTGTATGAGTAGATTGTAGTTTTTTAATTCATGTGGCTTTATATTTTTACTTTTCTTATTTACTAAATCCACATTGAACAGACAAAATTTAGCATTTTCTCTGTATAGTTGTTCTGTAGTATCATCGGGATATTGTTTGCCTCTATTATAAGAGTACACCCAATCTACTGGCAAGAAACTCCAGTAGTTATCACCTACTACTTGATGTTCTCTGTACGGATAGTAATTATCTGTACCTTTGTAGAACGTTTTAAATACAACATCTTTGTGTTGCATAACATCGTTATAAATCTTTTCTCCTTGATCAGTACACCACAACATTACACTTGAGTTATACAGTGACCCTCTTATATCTAAGAACCTTCTATCAGAAGTTACTTCTGGATTTTCCCAGTTAGAATATATCATGTGAGGAGATTTGGCTAATTGTTCTATATCATCTATGTTGTTTTGAATCACAACATCCAAGTCCAAGTAACAAAAAGGTCCTTTAGTTTTTAGCCATATGTGAGAATTGAGCATGAGAAACTTGGCTCTGTCCCAGCAAAAGTTTTCTTTACCAAACCAATATCTTGGATGAAGAGGGTCAACATTAGGAATAGGGCGGGTTGTAATACCCTTGTTTATGCCTTCTGGTTCATCTGTGTAACAGATAAATTTGAAACGCTTAGAGTAGTTGCGCTTAACCATTCCATGAAGGTTGTTTACATAATCTGAGGTGTATTTGTTACCCCATTTTATGCATAGAAAATGCATCATAATATTTCTGTCTCAAATTTACTTTTGTTTCATCTTGTCCATTTAATAATACAATAGGATATTCTGGCTTTATTTGGAATTCTCTTGGTGAAGTATCTGTTTCTTGATCCACTCCACATAAGAAAGAATATATCATACCTTTAGGAAAAGTGTGTTGAATTAACTTTTCATGATACAAAAACCAATCATCATTGTCATTATATTTAGTCATGTAGTAATAAGGATTTTCTAGCCAGTGATAAAATATGTAGCCACAATCTTTTGAATTCCATGTCATTACCGAAGAATTAAATTTACTACCAAAATCTTTCCAATATGTTTGACATACTGTAGGATGTTTAGAATATTTAAAGAATACATCTATATCAGATTGTATCACAATATCTAGGTCTAAGTAAAGAACTTTACCAATATTTGTTAGACTAAATAGTTGTATCTTTTTCCAATGACTTTCAAAATCTTTATTGATGAATTCAACATTTATTTCAGGTCGAAGTAAGTGTGCATGATCACTATCAGTTAAACAGACGTAATTATACTTGCCATTGGTGGCATCATATATTCTATGAACATCATCTACGGTGTACTTGTCTCCGTATAGAAGTGTAAGAATCGTCTTCAAGTCTAAACTCCATGTTATATAAATAGATTACAGAACAGAGGAACTGCAATATATGGCAACGGTAAATAATATCGTAATCGATCAGGGCACAACCTTTTCATTTACGGTCAATCTTACGAATGACGATGGTACTAAGAAAGATTTGACGAATTATACCGTCACTTCTCAGATGCGTAAAAGTTATTACACTACTACTTATACGTCATTCAATACAGCGAAAATAGATTTAGAGGGGCAGATTACTATATCTTTGACCGCCGCTCAGTCATCTGCTGTAAAGGCTGGAAGATATGTTTACGATATTGAGATTGCTAGTTCAACTGAAACATTGAGAATTATGGAAGGAATTGTGACAGTAACTCCGGAGGTTACCAAGTAATGGCAATAAAAGTAAGCATACCATCAAATTCAAGTACTACGAAGGTAAGCATACCATCAACTAGTACTATTGCTTCAGTTGTTACTACACAATCTCAGGCAATTACAAACGCAAAGTTACAAAACTTAGCCAATATTGATATTTCAACTAACGGTTTATTGGACGGTCATACTTTGGTTTATGATGAAGAAACAGGCAATTTTGTTGCTCAAGCATTAACTGCATCCGTTGACATTGATTCATTGAATCTAACGACACTGGATGGCGGAACATATTAGTGACTACATTCGTTATGAACAAAAGATTTCAGTAAACCAAAAAAAATGAGGAAAGATTAAATGGCAACCACAATTCAAATTAAGCGATCAACCGCTTCTGCCGCACCCGCAACTACGGATTTAGTAGAAGCAGAACTCGCGTATAGCCAAGATAAAAGTAATGATGGCGCAGGAGCCATTCTTTATATTGAATCCGTAAATAACGATAGCAGTGCAGTAATTCACAAACTTGGTGGTAAATTTTATACAGATATCGTTGACGGTGCAACCAATGCGAATACCGGAAACAAACTTGTAAAAAGAGATGCGAGTGGCAACATTGCCGCTGGTACTATTAGTTTTGGATCACTGTCTGATGGCACAATTACAGCCACAGCATTCGTTGATGAAGATGATATGAGCAGTGATTCTGCTACACTTATCCCAACTCAACAATCAGTTAAAGCATACGTAGATTCTAAAGATTTTTATGTAGACCTTGGTATAGCTGGTGATTCTGGTACTGGAGCAATTACAGATGCAGAAACACTTACTCTTACTGGTGGAACAGGTATCACAACAGCGGTATCTGGTAACGCAGTTACCCACACACTAGATAACACCGCCGTATCAGCAGGTAGTTATGGTAGTGCTACTGCTATTCCTACTTTTACAGTAGACGCACAAGGTAGATTGACAGCCGCAGGCACTGCTTCAGTTTCAACTTCATTTACTATTGCTGGTGATAGTGGCACTTCAAATGATATTGATGGTGGAGAAACGCTTACTTTTAATGGTACAACAAATGAAATAGAAACCGCAGTATCAGCAAATGCAGTTACTATTGGTCTTCCTACTAACCCAACTATCGGTGGTAATCTTACTGTCTCTGGTAACTTGATTGTTTCTGGTACTAGAACAGAAGTAAACACACAGACTTTGGAAGTAGTTGATCCACTATTTGCACTTGCAACGAACAACAGTAGTTCCGATGCAGTTGATATTGGTTTCTACGGACTCTATGATACGTCTGGATCTCAAGACCTATACAGTGGTCTTTTCAGAGATGCAAACGATGGTAAGTGGAAACTGTTTAAAGATACACAAGCAGTACCAACAACAGTGGTTGATACTACTGGTACTGGTTATGCAGTCGCATCACTAGTAGCAAACTTGGAAGGCAACGTAACTGGTAACGTAACTGGTACAACTTCAAGTATTGCAAACCATGATACGGATGCCCTTAGTGAAGGATCAAGTAATCTTTACTACACAGCCGCACGTTTCAATAGTGCATTTGACACTAGACTTGACGCCGCAACTATAGACGGTGGTACTTACTAACAATTAATTATTTTTGGAGATGATACATGGATGAGAAATTAGTGAATCAATATATTCAAACTATGGCGGAAGAAATTAACCGCTTGACGCAAGAAAATATTGTTTTGAAATCGAAGTTAGTGATTGCAACACAATCATTGAATACTCAGAATGAAGAAACAAAAGAAGAGGACTAAATGGCTACAGTAATACGATTAAAAAGATCCGAAACAGCAAGTGATGCACCAACTGCATCTGACTTAGCTGTGGGTGAAATTGCCATGAATATGGCAGATCGTCTACTGTACTCTAAGAAAACTGACGGAAGTATAATTTCCATAGGCGCCGCAAGATTACCAGAATCTTTTACTTGGTCAAATGACTTAGATTTTGGTACCTTAGCTACTGCGACTGGAGATGCTTACGATTGGGGTGACCTCACAACTGCTTCAACTGCGTATGATATGGGCGCTGTAATAACAATAACTAATATACAATCAGATGCGCCTGCCAGTGCAACTGCAAGTGGAACAAAAGGGGATTTAACTTTCGACTCGGACTATATGTACGTCTGTGTCGCTACTAATACCTGGAAACGTGTTGCACTTTCAAGTTGGTAAGCTAATATATATTTATAGAGAGTAAAGAGATAAACTATGCCAACAAAATTACAATTACGAAGAGGAACTACGTCAGATCATTCTAGTTTTACTGGAGCGGTTGGAGAAGTAACTGTCGATACTACACTGGATACTCTGGTAGTCCACGATGGATCAACTGCCGGTGGATTTACTCTTGCCAAACTATCGAACATAAGTGTAACAGATTCTGGTGGTGATGGATCGCTTTCTTACAACAGTTCAACTGGAGTACTAACTTATACTGGACCAAGTGCATCGGAAGTTAGAGCGCACATTACTGCTGGTGCTGGTATTTCAGTTTCAAGTGGTGTTGTTACTCTGGACATACTTGACGAAGACAATATGGCAACAGACAGTGCCACAAAAGCACCGTCACAACAATCAGTAAAAGCATATGTAGCGAGTCAAATAGCCACAAAAGATAATACAGATGAGATGACTGAGGGGTCAAGTAATCTTTATTTCACAAATGCTAGAGCCGATGCAAGAATTTCAAATGCTTTAATTGACGAAGATAATATGGCAAGTGACAGTGCCACTAAACTTCCAAGTCAACAATCAGTAAAAGCATATGTTGATGCACAGACAACAGATGAAACTGCGGAAGGGTCATCTAATTTATATTACACCAATTCCCGAGTTAATTCACAAGTAGATGCATATCTCAATGCAGGAACTGGTATAACTCTTGCTGGTAGTGGCGCTATTGCTGTTAATACCAGTGTTATACCAACTATAACTGCAATGAATACCGCCATTTCAAACGCGACAGATGCGCTAGTTGACTCAGCACCAGGTGCATTGGACACATTAAATGAATTAGCGGCTGCTTTAGGCGATGACGCAAACTTTAGCACAACAGTAACAAACAGTATAGCAACAAAAGCACCACTTGCTAGTGCGGCTCTTACGGGTACGCCAACAGCACCAACAGCAAGTACTGGTACAAATACCACGCAATTGGCTACTACTGCATTTGTGAAACAAGAAATTGATGCACTCAAGGCACTCTTGTATGCATATGATCAATCATAAGGCGGGTTAAATGGCATTATCAAGTAGACAAGGACTTATAGACTATTGTTTAAGACGCTTAGGTTTTCCTGTAATCGAAATTAATATTGACGAGGACCAGATAGAAGACCGAGTGGATGATGCTTTACAGTTATTTCAAGAATATCACTTTGATGGTGTAGAAAGAACTTACGTAAAGCACCAGATTACAGGCTCTACATTAAATATATCTACGTCCATTGCGAGTAACTTCAGTAAAGGAGAAACTCTAACTGGTGCAACTAGTGGCGCAACAGCTATTCTAGTTAGCGGAACTGGTACTGCTTTTACTATAGACAATATTCTAGGTACATTTACTGCAGGAGAAGTTATCAATGGTTCGGTAAGTGGACTATCTGCTACTCTAT